TACGGCTGCGCCACCTGAATGGGTTCGTTGGGAAAAACATTCGGGTCATACCATTTCCCAAGCGCAGGAAAAAATCGGTATATCCGATTTAGTATTTCTTGCATATCACGCCATGAAACGCGAAGCGGCTGGGAAACCAGTCAAGCCAATCGAAGCATGGACGGAAACCATTTCCGAAGTGATAGTGGGTGAGGCAAACCCAAAAGCCACGCAGTCGGAAGCCTCAGCAGAATAGTTTGGGAGATAGCCCTGGCAACGGGGCTATCACCGAACGAATTTGAATCAGCCGAAGACATTTTGACGGTCATTGAGATTTTGGAAAGGCGAGCAAATGGCGACTGAAGCAATCAGTTACGACAAGAATGAATTGCGCGCCATTGTTCGTTCTTTCAAAGCAATGGACGACCAAGCATTGACACAAGCCAAAGAAGCAACCAGCGAATTGGCAACATATGTTCAGGGCAAGATTAAAGCAACCGCGTCAAGCCGTACACGCAACCTCGTTGACAATCGTGTTGCTGACGGTTCAAAGGTTTCCAAGTCTTCAAAAGTTGGCGAAATCAGTTTTGGTTATGCTGGGCAAAAATTAAGCGGTGGCGCAACAACTCAGCAGGTGTGGGGTGGCGTTGAATTTGGTTCAAACAAGTACAAGCAATTTCCAGTGTGGTCAGGTCGTGAAGGTCGCGGTTCACGCGGCTGGTTTATTTATCCAACCCTCAGAAGCGTTCAACCCGAAATCATTAAGAAATGGGAAGAATCGTTTTCCAAAATAGTAAAGGAATATGACTAATGGCTGGCAGTCGTACCCTTAAACTCTCCATTCTTGGTGACGTTGATAATCTCAACAAGTCGCTTAAATCTGCAACTCAAGACGTTGATACATTTGGGGACAAGATTGGCAAGACTGGCAAAATGATTGGCGCGGCTTTTGTCGCTGCTGCTGCCGCTGCTGGTGCTTATGCAGTCAAAATAGGCATTGAAGGCGTCAAAGCCGCCATTGAAGACGAAAAGGCGCAGACACAGTTAGCCCTGGCCTTAGAAAACGCCACAGGGGCAACCACGGCGCAAATCGCAGCGACCGAACAATCCATTCTTAAAATGTCACTCGCCACTGGTGTGGCTGACGACCAATTGCGTCCAGCCCTGGGTCGTTTAGTTCGTTCCACGGGCGACATTACAAAAGCACAAGATTTGTTGGCAATTGCGTTGGACGTATCCACGGCAACGGGCAAGCCGTTGGAGACCGTCGCCGCTGCATTAAGTAAGGGTTTTGACGGCAATACCGCAGCCTTAGGCAAATTAGGCATAGGACTTTCAGCCGCTGAACTTAAAACAATGGACTTTACACAAGTGCAAAGCAAATTGTCAGATTTATTTGGCGGGGCAGCAGCCCGCAACGCTGACACCTACGCTGGACGCATTGCCCGAATGCAAGTGGCATTTGACGAAGCAAAGGAAACAATTGGATTTGCCTTGTTGCCAATCCTTGAAAAAGTTATCAACTTTATCAACCAAAACGCCTTGCCAGCAATCAACGCATTTTCAGACGCTTTCAGTCTTCAGGGCGGTGGTCTTGGTGGCTACATCACACAAGTTGGCAACTTAATCAGCGCAACATTTACGCCAATCATTAACGGCTTGGTAAAGGCATTTGGCTACGTTAAAAATGCTATTGGTGACAACCTTGACACATTCAAAGAATTTGGCGGTTACATTGCAACCTATCTTGCACCAGTTATTGGCACGGTACTTGGTGGGGCGTTGCAAGTTGCAGGCAAAATTGCTGGTGGCGTAATTGATGTCATTGCGGGCGTCGTCAAGATTTTGAACGGTTTAATTTCAGGCGCGGTCGCTGGAATTAATGCCTTGATTTCGGCATATAACGCCATTCCGTTTTTGCCTAACGTTTCAAAGATTTCCACCCCAACGGTTAGCGTGCCAACAATTAAGACACCAAGCGTTTCAACCGCAGTGCCGTCAATCCCAACAATTTCAGCACCGTCAGGCGGTGGGGCAACTACTTCAGGCGGTGGTGTGGCTAAGGCTGCAAGCGTTGTTGCAAGCGTTGCTGCGTCAGTGGCTGGTGGTGGATTTACTGATTCACAGAACGCCGCGCGTTTGGCGGCTATGGGGGGCGGTGGGTTCACCGATTCACAAAATGCAGCCCGTATCAGCATTACAGTTAACGGGGCAATTGACAAAGAAGGCACTGCTCGCACAATTGTTGAAACCTTGAATAGTTCTTACTATCGTGGCACGGGTGGTGCAACCGCGCTTGTGGCAATCTAATGACGCAGTGGAATCCCGTTTGGCTTGTTGAAATTGATGGCGTTGAATACACAGACGCAGTTTTGGCAAACCTGGTTATTCGCAGCGGTCGGACAAATATCTATGAGCAGGCGCAGGCGGGGTACGTTAATCTTCAGTTAATTGACCTTGCACAAACAACCATTCCCGTGTCAATTAACTCAACAATTGGTGTTTCCGTCAAAGACACCTCAGGAACATTTGTTGCAATTTTTGGTGGCAATGTAGTTGATATTGGCTTAGAAGTCCGTGACGTGGGTTCAACCATGTTCACTCAAACGTATTCAATCACCGCACTAGGGGCTTTGGCACGTTTGCCAAAATCCTTGACTAACGGCGTGCTTTCAAAGGCATTCGACGGGACACAGATATACACAATTCTTTCAGATTTACTTTTAAACAATTGGGCTGAAGTGCCTGGTGCATTGACTTGGGCGACTTACGACCCAACAACCACTTGGGCAACTGCGGAAAACGTTGGCCTTGGGGAGATTGACCAACCTGGTGATTATGAATTGGCCGCGCGTTCTTCAAGTCGGACTGACGTTTATTCACTGGTTTCAGCACTTGCCACTTCAGGACTTGGTTATATTTACGAAGACGCCCAGGGGCGCATTTCTTATGCCGACGCAACACACCGCAGTCAATATCTTGCAACTAATGGGTACGTTCAACTTACGGCAAATCAAGCCCGTGCGGCTGGGCTGCGTACTGAAACCCGCGCGGGCGACGTGCGCAATGACCTGACAATCAAATACGGTGCAACTAGCAATGCGGAAAAATCTGCAACTGACGCCACTTCAATTCTTACTTATGGCACACTTGCACAAATCATCACAACAACATTGCACAATGCGACCGACGCTGAAGACCAAGCCGATTTTTATTTGGCACTTCGCAAAGACCCACAGGCAATTTTTAGCGAAATCACATTTGACCTGACAAACCCTGAATTGGACGACGCAGACCGCGACGACCTTATTGGCACGTTTATGGGTCAAGCGGTGGCAATCAATGACCTACCTTCAAACATGGGTTCAATCTTTCAAGGATTTGTTGAGGGCTGGTCGTTTCAGGCTTCCTACAACCAAGTTTCGGTTTCGTTGATTGTGTCACCAGTAGCGTTTTCGTTGCAGGCACTTCAATGGGACGAAATTTCCAACACATTTACCTGGTCGGGCGTGTCGCCAACGCTTGACTGGGAAAATGCGACAATAGTGGTCTGATAAGGAGACAACATGGCAAATCCAACAACAAATTATGGCTTTGTGTTACCAACGTCAACGGACTTGGTTACTGACCTTCCAGCCGATTTTGACATTGCGCTGCAAGGCGTTGACACACGCTTAAAGGCATTGCAACCAGGCACAACACTAGGCGACATTGTTTATTCTTCAGCAACCGCAAACACCAATACGCGCCTACCAATTGGCACAACTGGTCAAGTTTTGGGTGTTGCCGCAGGCGTTCCAGCATGGGTTGCTGCTGACCCACTTGTGATTTTAGACGCTAAGGGCGATTTGATTACTGCCACCGCGGCTGATACACCAGCACGCCTTGCAGTAGGAACAAACGCTCAAGTTCTTACGGCTGATTCAACGACTGCAACAGGCTTGAAATGGGCTACGCCTGCAAGTAGTAGCCCAAAGATTGCTAGATTGACAAAAACTGCAAGTCAATCAGTCACAAGTTCAACATATACAAACATTACTTGGGACAGCGAATTGATTGACAACAGTTCTTTTCACGACAATGTGACCAATAATCAAAGAATTACAGTGCCAACGGCAGGCTATTACAAGTTTTTTATTCAACTTGAATATGCTGCAAACGGCACAGGCGAGAGAGATATTTTCTATTTATTAAATACCACATCAGGCTCAGGCACTATTGTGTATAAAGGCCCT